CATCGCCCCAGTCCATAGCCAATCCTTTACCAAGAACTGCGCGAGACATATTTCCCCAATAATTATCAGCCATTACTTATTCTCCACTGTTTTATCTCTGGTCGCATAGCTACCATCTCTGATCTTTAAAAGTTTAGCCTTGTTCCTGTCTCGCTCACGTATCATCATTTGAAGAGCTTGATCAATAATCTCTCTACGAGCTTTAAGGCTCATAGAGTTTAGACCTTGCAAATCTAAGTTAGCTGCACGCTCTCCGTCTGATATGTTGCCTCCAAATGTAGCCTTTAGAGTTGCTAGTGCGCCTTTAGATAACACATTCATAAGTTTTTCAGTGGCTACATACTTTGGATCACTAGGATTCGTTTTGCCTTTAAGGTACATAGCTATACTGTCACCAAAACTACTAGTGTATGAATTCTCATTAAGCTCAAGAGCCTGTTCTAGAAGCGCAATAGCACTATTTTGACCTACGATATACTTGTCAGTCTCAACAGACAGATCTAGCTCAGGCGTAGTTAATCTATTGGCTTGGTCTGAAAGAGTCTTAATCTCTAGATCTTTTCTAGCTTGTTCTCTTTCGTAATAGTCTGTTACATACTTAATGTAGTCTTCGTCACCTCTTTTGTATCCCAAGTCAGAGGCAGCTTTTGCTGCTACAGTTTGAGGAAGACTTTTCTTATTGTCTGATTCCCATTGACGCTTTTCTTGTTCTGAAAGAATGTCATACGCTCTTTCTTGAGCTAATAACATTCTTTCGTTTTCTGTTGTTAAGAACAGCTCTTGAAGATTCCTGTTATAGTTTCGCTCATCTGTCTGCAGTAATGTGGCTGTAGCAAGCTGCTCTTTAAGAAGATCCATACCAAATCTAGAGTTCTCCAGAAGAAGTTGATTTCCTGTGCTTTGTGCAGCCCTACGCTCTGCTTCTATATCACCCAAAGCTCCACTGACATTGCTAAGCCCATCAAAGAAATTGCCAGACTGCGTAGGCTTGCCTAACGCTGCTGCAATTCGGAACCACTTTTCTGACTCTGATGGACCCTTGCTTTCTTGTCCTGCTAGATTGGCCATAGCCTGCTGATACGCACCTACGCTCGTATTATATTCTTGACCTAAAGATTCTATTCCTGCGTCTTGGCTTGTTTTTTGGCTGTTCTGGAGCATTTTTCGCATGGCTATAACATTAGGCGACATGGCTTGTGTTGGCAACGTAGCCTCTTCAATTAAGGCGTCCATGTCCAGAGGATCGCCCTCTAAAGTTGTATCAGGAGCTATTAAAGTTTCTTCTTCAACCTCAAACTCTCCACCAGGACCACGAGAACCACGAAGACCACCTTGAGCGTAGCCTTTAATATAGCCGCCGCGTGCCAATCCAGTCCTATATCCAGATTTAGCACCTGTGTTAGCAGAGTTGGTGTATTTATTAACTGTATTAGTGTTGTTATCAGATTTATTGTTATCTCCTCTATCGTAAGAATCTTGATCATATATTAAGGACATAAGTGCCTCTTCATTGCCTAAACCACCGACTGTACTAAGAGTATTACCCATACCACTATTAATATTTGAACCCGTTATATTTGCCAATGCTGACCCAGGTGAAGTAACTGCTGTAGACGGCATCATTCCTACTGGGGTGGCTGCTGGATTTACATAACTAGAATCAGTAATGTTGCTAGAAACAAGACTGTTGTCATTGTTATTGTTAAAAAGGTTACCCAAGCCAGCGTTTAAATCGTTTACAAATCCTTGACGATATTTTTCTGCGCCTTTGAATACATTCATTAGATCGTTATCATAGTCTTCTAAAGTAAACTCGCCACCTGGGCCGCGATTTGTAAGACCTGCAAGGCGAACATCATTATTATCTGAAATAAATTGATTATATGTATCAAGTTGATTCGCATCATCAGCGCCATTGCCTCCTCCACCGCCATTACCACCACCGTTGCCGCTACCATTGCCACTATTGTATTTTGGCTCACCACCTTGTTGCTCAACCCAATCTAAGTCGGCAACGATTTTATCCCACGATTTACCAGTAGAGGAGTCACGCATGTTGTCCAATAATGCTTGGCTATAATAGTCTAATCCGGGAGCGCCAATATCTCGCCCCAGATTCTCCAAATACTGATTGTTTAATTGAGATTTTATATAAGCGGGGTTTATACCGTAACCTCCAGTCATTACCATAACCTTTTCCCCTGTAATGGGGTTTGTATGCTCAACCGCAGCTTGAGTAACGGCTTGTCCTTCACCCGCTTGAAAAGTAAGCCAATCAGGAATTTGATTTGTACGCGGCGGTACTGGTGGCATAACTGACGTATCGCCAATAAGAGTTATCTCAGGTATCACAGCTGCATTAGCTGCCTCCAAAGCTGCTAATCCTGAAGCACTGAGCACATTAACGCCAGAGGTTAAGTCTAATCCACCTGTGTCAGCTCCTGAGTCAACGACATTATCAGGTATCACATCGACTGGCGCATGGGCCACTGGAGTACCCATGCCGCCACCGTAAACTGGAGCACCTAGGTAATTACCGTAGTAATTACCCATTTGGTTCATCATGTACTGGTTGCCAGTGTTGTTAATACCTCGGTCAATCATTTCCTGATCGGCATTTCTGATGAACTGATTACGCTCGGCATCGTTTACTTGTCGATTCTCGTCATCGTAGAGTCTTTGCCTTTGTTCAGGAGTAGGTCCATAGCCAATCGCAGCTGGATACTCCATGTTGTTATTCTCATTCTCTCGGCCCAAATACTTTTCATACATTTCATTTACAGTATTGGGCGCTACGCGCTTAGACCCAGCAAACTGCTTATTGGCGTACATTGGAGCGCCCTGCAGACGCTGATCGTATTGTGCAGAGTAATTGTCGTAAGCCGCCCGGTCTGATGCAGAGTTGGCCTTCTGTGCGTTATAAGCAGCAAGCTGGGCTTCTTCTGTGATCGCCTCTTTAGCAGCGTTTTTTGCATCTGCGTTATAGGCAAATGTCTCACCAGGATTTGTGGCGCCTGCATATCCAAGCTTAGCCGCCGAACCTACGCCGTACTGTTTCTTTAATTTATTTAGATTAAAGCCCATGTCAAACTCCTATTATTCTGGATTCAAGCCTTTATACGTTGCAAAGCCAGAGGCCAATTGCGACAGAGGTGAATTATTGTAAGTTGCGCCAGTCGTGCTGCCAGAAACAGTTTGCCTTTTGTCTGTAATTGGAGCCATTCCACGAACTTGTGTACCGAGCCAATCCATCTGCTGCTGTGGGTAGAGCTGCTGGTTCATGAATTCTCTCTCTGCAGCTGACAATTCTGTTTGAAGCTGCATTTGTTCTGCTTTTCCTGCGGCTTCAAGAGCGGCGAGATCTTTGTAATTAGCATCTTGAGACGTTGTGGCCATATTAGCCATACTAGTCAATGCGCCCATCTGGCGTTGCAGGTCTTGAGCTTCGGCTTGCTGAACTTGCGAAGCTGCATTTAAGCCAAATTGCTGCTGACTTTGACCAGCTCCAGTACGTGCCTGAGCTAAGTTTCCAAGCTGAGACATTTGTTGTCCAGTCAGCTGACCAGTGGTTGATCCCAAGCTGGCAAGCTGAGACGCCTGCTGCCCAGTTAGCTGACCCATAGTTTGACCTAACTGAGCTTGACGATTTGCGTCTTGACCCATCATCTGACCCGCTGTGGAGGCTGCTTGCATCTGACGACTTGCATCTTGACCAGTCAGCTGTCCAGCTGTGGAAGCTGCTTGCATCTGACGACTTGCATCTTGCCCAGTTAACTGGCCCATGGTAGAGGCAACCTGAGCCTGTCGAGCAGCATCTGCACCAGTAAGCTGGCCTGCTTGCTGGCCTAAATTAGCGTACTGAGAAGCGCCCTGCAGCGTGCGACCTAAATCGGCGCCGGAAATGCTTCCTACCGTTCCGGCAAGACTAGCCTGTCGAGCCTTGTCAGCTGCTGAGGCTTGCATAGCCTGAGCGTAACCTTGCTGCATCATGGGGGCTTGCTGCCTTAGCACAGCCTCTTGCGTGTCTCTTAGAGCCCTAGATCCAAATTCACCCATGCCTCGACTGCCAAATTGTCCGGCTCTTATAAAAGAGTCAGAAACGCCAGGAAGCAAGTTCTCGGTCAAATTTCTAGTGCCTTGCTGTGCCAGCGCATCCATGACATTGGTCTGATACGGATTCATGTACTGATCAATGTTTGATACTGAAGACTGAGATGCTTGCTGTAAATAAGGATTAGCAGCATTCAAAGCCTTGTCGGCTAATGCTTGAGCGGTAGTGCTTTGCGATTGATTCATGTACGGATTGGCAGCGTTCATACCACTAGCTCCAGCTGCTTGCTGAAGAAGAGGATTAGCTGCGTTAAATCCGCTAGCTGAAACTCCAGCCTGCAAATATGGATTAGCCGCGTTAAAGCCGCTAGCCGCTGTTCCAGCCTGAAGATACGGGTTAGACGCATCAGACGCGCTCATACCTGCCGCTTTAGTTAAGTAGGGAGATGCTGAGCCGACAATATTATTTGCATTGGTCTGAGCCTGATTTAGCAAGGGCTGAGCAGAGCCAAGAATATCTAAGTTTCCGGCTTGAGTAAAAAGATTTTGCCCTGCGTTTAGATTCTGACCAACCAGATCGTCTCTTAAATAATTAGCTTGAGCAGTGCCCAACGCTCCAGCAGTTCCTGCTGTAGACATGCCTTCCATGCCAGTTTGAGCTTTACCGAAATTTTCTTTATAAGCTCCTTGTGCGTTCTGAATACCAGTGTAGGCTTGCTGTTGCAGTGGAGATAATTCAGCAACAGTAGGCAATGCATACGCCTCATAAGGTTTATTAGCTATGTTTGTAGCCCAATTTACTTGGTTGTAAATCGCATCCTGCATCCACTCTGGCGTTTCACTGGTGCTGGCGCTATAAGATGTTGCACTTTGAGGGTTTCCTTCAAAAATACTACCCATTTGATGCTCCTTTTAAATACTGTAATGGGGATTTAGCGTTAGGGCTAAACTTTCCTTTAGCTAAGACTTTGCCTTTGTGAGATCGGATATTTTCTCTCATTGTATCAAGTGCCGCTGCACCTGCTTTGCTAGAGCCATCGCCCAGCATAGCAACAGTCTCTGCATCAACTACAAACTCGCCATCGGACAAATAAGCTGGTATTTCATCAGATCTACCTGTACCTCCACCTCTTACATAGCGAGATGCTTGGCTTAACGGACCGCCTTGATTCATACGCATCGGACCGCCTCGATAGTAACCGTTAAAACCATCGCCCGTAGACTGCATATTATACTGTCCAGAAGTCATATTGTTAAAATTCCCCGCCATATACTCCGTCAAAGACATATTAGCTCGGTTGGCGTCAGCCCGAATGGCATCCCAGTCCCAAGACTGAAGAGGTCTATTAAAGTATTCTTTTTGCTGTGGAGACATTTCCTCAATAGCCATACTAACATCTTCAGGAGCTTCTATGGCTCCAGCGGCCAAAATTCCTAAGCCAGTAGTCCTTAAAGGATCTTCTTTCAAGTAGTCCATAGCGTTGGCAAGGAATCCCTGCTCAGGCAAAGCCGGGCTATTACCAGCAGTTCCTAACCTGTAGGGCTCTGCAGCAACATTTGGAGAGCTCATTATTCCGGCAGTAAAGTCTTCTCCAAGAGGAGACTGGGCGCTCGAAGCAGCAGCAAATGTGTCTGGCGTATTAGGAATGCCGTTTGTGTAAGCTTGACCGTCATAGTAGCCAGTGATTTTGTCTCCACTAATCTTGTTGACTAAAGGACCGACGCTGTCATTGCCTTGCATTCTAAACTGGAATCCTACGTCTTTATTGCCGCTGTAATCTTTACGGCCAGCAAATGTGTTTTTCTCGTCTTTTAATCCACTAACAACAGACTCAGCTGGCTTAGGACCAGACAACAAAGACTTTCCTGCGGTAAAGAGACCCGCTGTCGCTCCGCCAACAACAGCTTCTTTAGGCTTGTAGCCTGCAGTGAGCATGTTACCAGTTTGATCAACGCCAGTTTGAAATGCATTAGCTAGTGTTGACTGAGGTCCGGCGCTAGAGCCTGTTCCTGCAAAGTTTTTGAGAAGCTGTCCACCTGCGCCTTGTAACGCACCTTGAGCAAAACCCTCTCCTGAAATAGCTCCTGCTGCACCGCCGACTAAACCGCTTCCCAGCGTTGCTATTGCTCCTGGTGATGTTAATCCTAAACCAAGACCTTTATTAACAGCTTGACCTGCTGCACCACCAACGCCTCCAGAAATACCACCCATTACTGCAGCACGTAAAGGGTCTCCACCAGTCAGTGCTGCTGTACCTGCGCCAAGAACTGCGTTGCCTGCAACTGCCGAACCTATAGCGCTCGTAAAGCCCATAGCCTCACCAATACCCGTCGCTAGCGGACCACCAAAAACCATCAGAGCAACAGGAAGAACCGTCTTGAATATCTTTTTTAAACTTTTATATTCTACTAATCCAGTGTTTGGGTTTGTCGTGCCTTGGCCACCCATCCTTCGTAACACTTCAGCTTCACGAGGATTGATGTGAGCTAACATACTGTCGCCGCCTTGACCTTGATTAGCTAAATGTCTTCCAGCGACCATTAGACCGCCACGGGCAAAACCTTGAGCCATGCCTCGATCTTGAAGACCGTAAAGGGCAAGCAAAATAGAGATAATAAATACAGGGTCAAACTCAGGAGGCGCATCGCCTTCATCAATTAAGCCGTCTTCAATAGCCGCTTGAACCATTTCAGCGTACATTTCAGGATTCTGAAGAGCCGCTTCAAGCATCTCAATCGCTTCGTCTAAGTCCTCTGGGACCATAGCTGTGCGAGACAGACGCTCCTCTATGACATCAATGCCTTGACTGAACTCTGGACTCTGACTAGCGAACTCTATAATTTGTTCCCGCATTTATTTAACTCCTACACCAGTCGTGTTTTCTGTATTCATTATTAAGAAAGCCATAAATAAACATGTCTTCATCGTCATCGTATGCTTTTCTCATTGTCCCTTCTTTTAGAAATCCCAAATGCTCGCAGAATTTCTGAGAATCTGTATTACTGGCAGCAACCAATGCTGTGGTCCTAACTGCTTTGAGTTCATCAAAAACCATTTTAAATAAGCCGTTAAACATTTTAATAGTCGCCTTTGGCGTCCATTGACAAGTGGCGGCAATGTTTATGTCTATATTTCTTTTAGTAAAATTTGTTAGCAAAATAACACACGTAAATTCGCCAGCATCATCAACAGCCGATAACGCTCTAAAAACACTAGGAGCGCTCTTAATTCCTAAGTATTTTCTTGCCCATTTTTCTGCCATTTCTTCGTCTTGATAGCCAATATATTTCATAATGTTGTTTGAACAAACCTCTCTGCCCAGTCTCTCCATTCGGTAACAGCGTAGCTGTACGGGTCTGGAAAGTCCTCTACTAAGTTAGTTGCCCTGACATATTGCATAGCCCAGTCTTGCCACTGAGTGACATCATCTAACGGCTGGAAAACCCCATACGCATCAAAGTCAATGATTAGAGAATCAGCCCAATCTTTTAGCTCGATTCCCACAGGTAGCGTTACGCTTATGCTCATCCTAGATCAGTCCCATCGCCACTATCAAAGTGCGCGATGATCTGACCCATCTGGTAATCGCCGTATAAAGCATTACTTTCAAACTTAACTCTAAGCTCTCTTCTCTGCTCTTTTAGCATAACTATCTGCTGATAAGGTTCAGAGGCCGACTCAGGAAACTCAAATGTTGTACTGATAACTTCTGGTGCTCGTGCGTTGGCTCTTCCCGTTATATTAACAGTCATCGGACCGCTTTGCACAAAGTCCGGCTCAATCGTTGTGCAGCGTAAATATCTATTATTTCCAGTAACTAGGGTAGATAAGTCAGCTGTCTCAAAGTTAGACTTAATGGGTCTTACTGATGGGCCATCATACTCATCAGACTTAAACTCATGACGCCAAACTTTATAGCCGCCGCCATCATTTTTAACGCCTGTGAGAACTGGGGCAGCAAATGAGTTGTTAAAGTGTCCAGCAGACCTTCCATCGTTAGGGAGCTCAGTATCATACCAAGTCTGCTCTCGCACGTTATACACGACAGCGTGGGTGCATTCTGTCGCTGTTCCGCGAGGATAACACCACCAAATCTCGCCGTATTTTGGCACTTGAAAACAGAATGTTTTGCTTTGCTCGTTGACGTTAATGCCGTCAAAAAAGTAATTAAGATTCATGCTGTTTGGTACTTCGCGCACTACACCGTTAAACATGTAGAATCTATCTACGCCAGCCCAGTAAAATACTCCATCGTAATCTACCACGCAGAACTGAGACATAATTGAAGTGCCGGTCGCAATAATGTCAAACTGGAATACTGTTGATCCGCCTGTAAAAGTAGCCCTTAATACCGCGTCAAACGCCCAAAATATTCCTGCAGGGGCCGTTCCAGATCCCGCTCTCATTGGTAGACCCTTGATGATCTTTTGCCCCCAGACGCGAGCTAGGCCGCTACCTGAACCAGTTAAATCCGTTGGCTCTCCAGGAACTGACCAGCCAATAATGCCATCAGTACCATAATAAAATAAGTAAGGATGAAGACTAACAATTCCGCCAGTCACATTAGCGTTTGGAGGAAGTGGTATGCTTTTCAAATCGCCAGTTCCTAAGACTTCTCCAAAGAATATTTGACCATCCTGATCATTGCACACACAAGTACCATTTGGTGCCACTGAGGCTATTAAATAGTTTTGATTAGTAGATGAGGCATATTGGACATCAAACATCCAATAGTTGAAAGGATTTGCTAGCAGAGGATCAGATCCGTAGTCGAATTTCACTAAAGTAGACGTAAGCGTGGTTAATGTGTTGGTAATGATAAATCCATTAACCTGATCACCTGTGGTAACTGAAGTAATGGTGATTACAGCACCTACCGCAGCAGCAGTATAGTTAGGCGTGGAGGTAAATGCGGTGATATTTGAGGCAACATCTGTTGCTGTTTGATTTAATGTACTGTTAAAGGCCACAGCTCCAGACATAATGTCAACGCCATTGACAGCAATCATACTTACTGATCCGCTAGCGCCAGCCAAAGTTACAGTTCCATATGCGCCTACAGCAACAGGTGTTCTGTCGGTAATAACTGAACTGTTACTTGTAGCGTCTAGCGTAAATCGCTCTAATTTATTTGCGCTGCCCGAATGACAGTAGACGTATAGCATCTGCGTAAACGTAGAAAATCCACGGCTTATTTCTTGTAATAATTTCTGAGTAGTTTTGTATCCACCCATTTTGCGAGGAAGCCCTCTTTGCCAGCGCACCCACTGACCATCCGTATAATTATCACCCTCAAACTTGGTTCCATCTCTTTTGATTCCTGGAGATGATTTTAATACAGCTGTTTGAATAGGCATATTAGTAAGTGCCTCCGTCTGCTGGTCCAATCGCGGTCCATGCAGTCCGTTGATTTACAGACTCAAATATAGCGATACCTGTAGATTTACCGCCCAAATTTATTAATGCAGCTCCTGCGGAGGTGGCTCCAGTACCGCCATTGGCGATAGAAATAGGTACGCCAATAGTTGCAGTGTCAGCATCTAAGATCACACTACCATCGCAATAAAATATACCGCGCTCATTGGTGCTCAAAGTAACACCTGTGGTTCCGCTAACTTTTACTGTGAATGTATGTGACCCAGTAGTTCGATTATCAATCCAATACTGTTGAACAGTTGCAGGTATAATAATGTTTCTAGCGCCTGTGAGCGCTCCAGTGAATCGATAAGCAACTCTATTTAGCTGGGCTCCAGACAACACAAAGTTGCCCGATCCGGGCACATCAATTACTGTGTAATCAAATGCGAAAGTCGCTGATTTACCAAATCCTATAGTGTAGAAATTAGTACCATCAGAAGCAACTATTGCTGACTCTCCAGGCTGAAAAGGAAGCGGAGACGTACCATCAATCTGAACACTGCCTGTTGGCGTTACCGCAACTTGGCCTGATCCTGAATTACGCAGATAGAGAAACCAATTATCGCCAACAATAGTAGGGTCTGGTAGTGTCAAAACACCTCCAGCTCCAGTCCAGTTGTACATCCTTGCTCGATCATTATCGCCAGCAGTATAGTTCGAGTTAAATGCTGTAATAGGTACTGACTGAGATAAAACAGTGCCAACAGCAACAATGCCTGTGCCAGCCAATGCCGAGGCGTTCGCGCTCGATGTGGTGGCTCCATACTGCAGGATTTGCCAAGTGCCGTTTACGCTAGTATTACTAGTTAAGTAAACTTGCCAAATTTGTCCCGCAGCGATTGTACCGACTTGAACACCGCCAGCGTTTAAAACCGTAAATGTATGGCTACCTTTATTGTTAAATAATATCGTATTACCCGTACCACTTTTAGTGGCGTCAGGTAGGGTAATGTTAAAGTTTATCGCAGATGGGGTAACATCCATGATTCTAGTGGCTAAATTGACGTTTGTAGACGTTTCTTCTGGCCAGCTCAGCACAATGCTGGCAGTTAAAGCAACAGCACTATAGCTGATTTCACTTGGATAAATGTTGGCACCGCCAAACACATCTGTATAACTAGGCATTATGCTTCACTCCTGTTTGCTGATCGGTCCATGATCTTAGCCAGATCTTCGCCGTTTAGTGCTTGTGCAGCCCGGTCGTACATACCAGTCCACATCGGAACGCGCTCGTCATTCTTCAGGAATGGAGTCGCCTCTAACAATGAAGCATATAATAGTACATCTGGCGCGTATTCTGTTAGCCAATTGGTCTGTAAATCGTCGCCTAACAGGGCAGGTTGTTCATAGTATAATATTTCCATGGTACTTGCAGCAGCAGGAGTGGGTACAATTAGCCAATGATGGTAGTCATAATCGGCATAAAACTCAGGAGTGCCCGTTTCGGACTCATCTGGCCAGTAATTACGGCAATACTCGTAAGACCGGGAAAACAATGAAGTGCCCGCAATGTTCATAGAAGTGGTATCTCGCCACCTATCGGGCTTCAAATACGTTGAAACGCCCGCTGATAAGGGTAAATTCACCGCCCGTATGAATCCTTCTATTTTTAGCTCACGAGCAATTCGGCGCTCTCCCAGCGTAATTAAGCGTGGAAGCTGGTCAAATACGATCTGATCACTCGCTTCGGTAAATCCTCGCTCTAGGTAGCGGCGAAGGTCCACCAAGAGGCTGTCATAGGTCATCGTGTAGCTCATATTATTTCTCTCTACTAACAGCTTTTACTTTTTCTACGGTACGCATGGCACCTAATCCTAACATACCCATGAGCACTGGCATCATCTCAGCCAGCTCTATCATGGGTATCGAAATATCTTTACCTGCAAGCTCCAAGCCCATATTAGCAAATGGGATGATGAGGAAATTACCCGCCATCCCCAGCGCACATATCCAGCCAATCGCTGGTCTCCAGCCTGCCACAAACATACTGTGGTGGGCGGCTTCGACCTTATTAACCTCAATCTGGGCCATGGCCTCCCTGCTCGCCATAGTCGCAATTTCATGGGCTAACCGCTCACGCAGATCTTTATCAGGTATTACCTTGTCAAGAATAGCGGAAACTGGCCCGATTAACGCACTTATTGCAGCTAGCATAGCAACCTCTTAAAAGTTAGTTAAGGCGTAGCAGGTCAATGTGATTTATTCAGCTACCCACTCGCCTGTTTGGTCGTTAAAAATATAGCCTGTTTCAGCGGGTTTTGTAGCAATCTTCCACGCTAACTTATCCTCATTAGTCATGTCTACAATATGCCATACGTCTTTAAAACCATCATCAGTTGCTGCATATTCACAACCACTCCCTTCGTGACCATAGGAGGCATCGAACTTTTTATACACACCTAATATAGGGGCGTCAATCCGCACAAAGGGAACCCAGTCAGGGGGGATTAACCCAAATACTTGGATGAGATTACTCTCGTAGGC